CTTTCATTTGGACAAGTTTTAATTGCAAACTTCCATAAGCAACATTTGCTTCGCTTTGACGTGCAGCACGCTCACCCTGTTCCAACGCTCGGTCCTGGGTGCGCAGCAGTTCTTTAGAAAGCTGATTTACAATCTCTTGTTGCTCAATTTGCAGCTTACGGCGGTGGTCCGTTCCAAAATTCAGTGTTTGGTAACCAATGCTAATAGTTGGATCTTTGAGTTTTTCCAACTCATCTTTGGCGTCTTGCAAACGGCTTTGAATTGTGTCGGTCTTTCCGAAATCCTTCACAGCAGACCAAGCTTCGCCAATAGCCTCCTTAATGCCTCTCCAACCGCGCTCGATGGTTCCCAAATTACCAACCATTTCTTCGGCACGGCTTTTTACCGCCTTGGCAAATTCCTCGGTGGCAATAGCGGAGGCCTCTTTGGCTTTACCTTCGCTTTCCAAAGCGCGGATGTGTTCGAACACGGTAGACGTTACAAAGTGGTATTGTGCGTCCAGCTTGAGCACTGCCTGAGTAATTTGGTCCGAATAGCGCGAGTGAGAGTTGGCTTCAACTTGCAAAGACTTGAAGCCATTAACCAATCCCTTAATGCTGTCTTCGCCGCCACCAGTAGCGTACTCCATTTTAACCACAGAACTGGTCACCTCTGCAATTTGCGTCGCCGTAAACTTGCCGGTCTGGGCCAGATCCAAAATGACGCCCTTGGCAAGCGCCAAGCTACCGCCAGCCTTCACAGAACTGTGGGCAAGCTCATCCATTTGTCCAGCAGTGGACCCAGCGTAGTTACCGGTTAAAATGAGTGCGTTTTGCAACTCACGTTGTTCCAGCAAGCCTTTGACCACAGCAATGGACAACCCTGCTAGGGCCGCAATGGTTCCCATCACCGCAAGGCCAGCGCCGCTCATAGCCAATGCGGTAAGGTCGGTGTACTCTGCAAACACCATTAAAGATGCCGGAATACGGGAGAACCGGCCTTGAACTGCTTCGTGGGCCAGCACAACCATTTCGCTTCGTGCGCGGCTGGTGTTCAGTGTTACGTGGTCCCACTTCTCCGCCAAGTCGTGAACTTCTTTGATCGAGCCGTTCAGCGCCCCTGCACCATACATATTGCCAATGGTGGCATCGCTCACCCCAGCCTTTTTGTAGGAGGCAATTTCTTCCTTGATTCGGATTTGTTCGTCGCGTGATTTCTTGGCCCACTGAATTTCTGCAATGGCTGCTTGTTCGGCAGCTTTTGCAGAATCGTCTGCCGCCTTCTTCTGAATCTTTGCAACTTCTGCCGCAGCCTTAGTTGCAGCCTTTACACGCTCGTTCTCTTCCTTGGTGTACAGGGCAATTGCCTTAGCCGTGGCGTCTTGTTGCTGCAGAAGGGCCTTGTGTTTAGCGTCTGCGATAGCCTGCTCTGCCGCCTTTGCATCAGCGACAATTTTGGCGTAATACGCTTCGCGGCTTGCAAGTTCTTTCTTGCGCGCTGCTTCTGCATCTGCAGCCTCTTGGACGCGAACTTTGTTAAGGTGTTGGATGTCGCGGGCAAGGTCTAGCAGTGCCGCTTCCTCTTCACGCGCCCAGCGAATACTAGCCTTCTGCGCTTCTGCAGCAAACGCGGCTTGCTCTTCCAAACTCTTAAGGAACGCGATTTGTTTTTCAAGCTGGTTCGTAACCCCTAGGGCAGCAGCTTGAAATTCGTATTGGGCAGACTTACTACTGTTGAAAGCAACAGTAGCTTTGGCAATCTGATCGGACAGGGCGGCTTGGGCTTGAATCACCTTACCCGAAGCCTTAACCCTGTCGTCTTCGCTTTGAACTACCTCGGCAGCAGCGTCCTTGTATTCGGACATATGCTGAATGGCAGCTTCCCAGCCTTGTTCAACATAAATAATCCCAAGTTCCGCCAAGTCTGCCATTTGGTAATCCTAATCATTTGGCACTAGCCACCTTCCTAGCCTGCTGCGCCCTGTGGTTATGCATGAAGGCGCAATCTAGCGCAATTATACAGCGAATTTCAAACGGAGTGGGGCTTATTTTCAATAAAATCGACCAGTTTGCAATCTCCGTAAATGTTAGGGCACATACGTCCATTCCAATTTGTCGTCTGTTGTCCAGTTGCATCCACCAATCCCAAATATATTCCAATTCGTATGGGATTGGTGGCGTAGCTAGTTGATCGGGCATGACACCAGATTGCCTCCAGTGACTTACTAGGTGCTCCCTAAGCGTCAGCCCATCATCCATTTTCTCCGCAAGCTCGAACTTTGTGCTTACGGCGGTTACAAGCTGATCAACTAGCTCTTCAAAAAATTTGCTTCATTTTCCAAAGCAGCGCTAATCTTGTCCTTCCAGGTGGGATACTTTGCCAGCATCTTTGCCACGGTGGGCTTGCTGAAAGGAGCATCAACGCCGCCTTGCTGGAAGCCGAACCAGCCTTTGACCACAGCAAGGGCCAAGCTGGTTTCGCTTGCTTCAATCATTTTTGCAACCGCACCAGCACCTTCGTCAGTGGAAGTGTCCAATGCCGCTTTGCGCTTGGCAGAGCGCTTCAGGCTATCGATACGCGCCAAACGTGCCGCGTCTTGGTATTCGGTGGAATTCTTGCCAACAATAAAGAAGCCAGATTTTTCATTGCCATCGACGTCAACAATCACTGCAACTTTGTGCAGGACGTCAACTGTGGTTGCGCTGTCCAGTTCGGCCAAGTCGAAGCCGCTTGCCATAATGTTTTCTGCTTGTGTCATGATTTCATCTTTCTATTTACTAAAAAACCCCACGGTTTTACCCGTGGGGAAGGACACAGGGAGGCCAGGGGTCCTCCCTGTACGGTTAGGCTAGCGAGTCTTGAATTGTGACAATTGTTTGATCGTTGGCCAAAGCTGCACCACCATCGGCATTCAGTTGGGCAGTGAACGGGTAAGTGCGAATAATCGCCTTTTCGCCGTCGTCTGGGCTTGCGTCGGTCAGCTTGAGCGCAGACATGCTGAAGGACACAAAGTCTGCCGCATTGCCGGTATCGCTTGCCATAACCACAACCAAGGAGGTAAGGGTTTCGGCATCGAACAAGTCGCGCAGAGTGGTGCTGTCAAACAGTGCGGTGAAGCTACCCATCACCTCGATGCGGCCACGGGACATATCCGGCGAGAAGTTGCTACCAACAATTGGGCCTTCTGCTGTTAGGGCCGTCTTAATAGTTAGCGTAACGCCGGTGACCGTTTGAATGGTTGCACCATTGATGCGCAAAATACCGCGGACAGCCGTCAGCACAGGGCTGGTGGTTGCTGCTGTGGGGCTGGTAAGTACTTGCGAATTGCCACCAGTGCGTACGCCCAAGCCTTGGGCGGCCAGTTTGATTGTGGCGTTGCCGGAAGCGGGCAAACCAATGTCGGCCTGACCAACGCGAATATCGGGGAACAACTCGCTTTTGGACAAATCGGAGTACCACTCTTCCACGGTTACCAGTTTGTCTGTGTGACCGGTCAGAGGCACAATGGACTTCTTGCCAACCACAGTGATGGTGCTGGTGGCAATGGGGCCTTCAGCAATCAAAACAGAGTTGTTCAAGGTAATCACCGTGGCAACCGTTGCGGTCAACGCGGTGATAATGCAGTTGTTGTCGCGGTTGACTGGATTGGCGTAAGTACCAGCAGTGATGCGGATAACGTCACCAATTTTCAAACCACCAGCCAAGAAGTCGCCAGCACCACGGGTGATGGTGTAGGGACCGGAGCCAGCAATTGTCAACGACAAACCGGTGATAGCCGCAGTAGCCGTGAACGCTTTACGCATCAAAGTTTGCAGCAAACCGGCGTATGTACCGGGAGACAGCAAACCATCAAACTGCCAATCGCTTGCAGCAGTTCCCAAGTTCACGCCCGTGGACTGTTGGTGTTGAACAATTTCGTCGTTTGTATACGTTGCGCGGCTTGTCTTGGCCACAGATGTCTTGCGGCGCAAAACTTGTCCGCCTGCGCCAGTTGCGGGGGTGCCAAGAGCTGTTTGCTCTTTGTACACCGTTAATTTGTTAATACC